TGATTGGTAAGTCGCTTGCCCATGTTGAAGCGTGGGCTTTCCCTGCAATTACAGGTGTCTTGCTACTAATGGTAGCGAAAGAGAGTATTGATTATTACCTCCGCAAAGAGCAGTTCGACTTAAAGGACGTAGCTGCTGGTGTGGTAGGTGCAGTTGTCGGAGTAATACTTTGTCTGCTATGAATTATATAGAACAAATTAAATACTTGTTAGGTAGCGTGCTAAGTGGTATTTTAGGGATATTCTTTCCCATTCGTGATTTTATGTATGCAATGGTAGTAGTCTTTGCTCTTAACTATCTGTTTGGATGGATAGCAGGAATGACGCAAGGTGAGCGTTGGGATTGGAAAAAATCAATGGTATTCTTTCGTCATTGCACATTGTTTTTTGTTATGACATCAGCGGTGTTCATTACAGGGCATTTCCTGCACAACGAAGACGAAACTGTGGGAGTAGTAAAGGTGTTGTGCGGTGTAGCAATATGGTTCTACTCCACGAATATCGTGCGAAATTGGCGTATAATGCTTGTTAAGGACACCACTATGTGGAAAGTAGCAGGGTTCGTGTATTACGTGTTAACGCTAAAGATGGTAGATAAAATACCATATTTAGGAGAATATCTCAACACTACGGGAACTAACCCAACACAAGATAGCGACAATGCGACTATTGAATAACTTAAAAAGATAACGATATGACAGAAGAAGAGAAAAGAGATATAGTGCAAGAGGTACTAAAGGAGATTAAAGCACAGTCGCAGGACATTATGTCGCTGCCAAGTTCGGAAAATGTCAGCGAGTTTAAATCGCTCCCCGTTGTAGCCACAGACGGGACGCTGAAAACGATGAACGCTGCACTATTAAAAGGCGACAAAGGAGAACGGGGCAACGATGGCAAAGACGGGCGGTTCAGATTGCAGAATCACGGGACAAATGACAAAGTGTTTGCCTTGACACCGAATGTTATGCACGTGTGGGGCGTTGTGGATACTTTGAATCTCTCCCTTGCTCCGAATGACAATAACGACTACACCGCTGAATACTGCTTTCAGTTCACTTGTCCAGCAGACAAGGGTACACAATTAACGTTGCCAAGTTCTATAAAGTGGATAGGCGATGTGTTCAAGCCACAAAAAGGACAGACATACCAAGGGTGTGTAGTTAACGGACTTTTAATAATGGGAGGAACGTTATGATTTTGTTTGAAAAGTTACTTGCAAACGTGGCGAAAATACCAAAGTTTGTGCATTTTGACGACCCCGAGGTTGAGCGTATATTTTTAGCTAATTTCGATAAAGACGGTGACGGGAGAATAAGTTTTGAAGAAGCGAAACTTATTAAATCAATTGATAATCTTTTTGTAGGAAATACAAAAGTTAAGAGCCTTAATTCACTTGCTTATACAGGTATAACCAGATTTGATAATAGTCATATACAAGGAATGACTTTACTTGAAAAAGTTGTGTTACCGGCTTCAATAGAAAGTATTACGTGGTACACTTTCGGTGGTTGGGGTGATAATTGGAAACCACCGTTGATGAAAGAGGTTGTTGTACTTGAAAACAAAAGTACATATATAGTAGAGGGATTTGATAAAGGGATAAAAGAATATGTTGAGTACCCTGCTAATATAAAAAAATTTGGTTACGGGCAGCCTTCGCTAACTGCAAAGTGTACTGTTATAAGGGCAAAAAATCCGCCGGAAAGTCATACAGGTAAACATGGTAATGGTAAACTTTACGTACCCGATGAGAGTGTACAAGCGTATAAAGAAGATAAGTACTTTTCTATTGTTGCGGATAGAATTTTCCCATTAAGCGCATTAAACAAATAAGATTATGAAACAATACAAGAAAGGAAACGACACCTATAACGGTGTATTTATCGAGGTGGGAGGGGTTAGAATAATCAACCCAACAGAAGACACGCTCAAGGCAAACGGTTATGAGCAGGTAGAAACCGAAACGGCAGAACAACTCCTGCAAGATGCGAAAGACAGAAAGCTTGCAGAACTTGACGTGTTCAATCAGTCATCAGAGGTAAACAACTTCACGTTTAAAGGCATGCACACGTGGTTAACACCTTCAGAACGTGCAAGCTATAATGTGAGCATTGACGCTGCGGAAGCACTTGGCGAAACGACTATCACATTTGCCATTGCAGAGCAACCTTTAACGATTGATATTCCAACGGCAAAGATAGTGCTTGCAAAGATTCAACGTTATGCGGATGCAACTTTCATGGTGACGGTCAAGCATAAGGCTGCTATTGCCGCTTTGTCGTCAATAGAGGAAGTGAACGCATACGACTTCACGAAAGGCTATCCAGAAAAGCTACAGTTATGAAGATAGCAGTACTTATAGCAAGCATTATCGGAAGCCTGCTACTAATGGTGTACACGATATTAATGGCGAAAAGGAAAGGCTGCCCATTATGTAGCCTTTCTGAAACTGCCTACATTGTGAAATCGCCAAATGTATTCACGTTCGTAATTGTCATGGGTACGTTTCTTATGACACCGCAGATGATTGTAAATACAAGTGGTTGGGTAGGCTTTTTGGGCATTGTATTCCTTTTCGGAATGATGATGGTCGGAGCAAGCCCACACTATCGGACGATTGGCAAAGCACTTCACATGGTAGGGGCTTTCACGGCAGCTATTTCCTCTCAACTCTTAATCGGGATTACTGATTATCGTTTTCTTGTCTTTTGGCTGATATACGGCATTATCTACCTTATCAGACGGAAACGAAGTGTTCTATGGGAGGAAGGCGTGTGCTTTATTATTATTACAACATTTAATATTTTGGGATAATGGAAACAGTAACCATAGGAAACGAAAGCAGCGGACACGTTGACGGGATATTAAGAATCAACAGAAAGAGCGACTTCCCACTCGGCATTAAGCTGATAAGAGATGGTGAAATAGTAGTCTTTCCTGATTGCGACTTCACTGTTAAGGCGACCGCAGGCAATGGATTTACCACATACAAGGCAGAGAGGAGGAACGGAGTATGTACTAATTGTCAAGTCGCAGACAAACAACTGATAATATTCTTCGATAATCACAACTTAGGAAAAGGAAGAGTAAAGATTGAAGTGTCTATTGACTTTCCCGATGAGAATTTCTCAGACGGATTCAGACGAGAAACATTCACCGCCACTTCTAATATAGAACTCGTTGACGACAATGGCGATGCGCTTAAACTCGCTATGCCCGACCCTATCGTGGTGGAAAAGGAAGTCGTCAACGAGAAAAACAGTCTATTAGTATGGCAAGTTAGGTAATTTAATTTAAAGTATTATGGCAAATTTCACAATAGGAGAATTAATTCAGTCCTCAACCGCAAGTCGGTTGGGGATTGACAACAACCCCACACCGTCAGTAAGGGTGCACTTAAAGGAAACAATCACCCTTTTAGAGAGTATCCGTGCAGAGTGGGAAGAGTACTGTGCAGAGCATTCTCTTGGGACGCCTGCAATAAGAATAACAAGTGGATATAGAAGTCCTGAATTAAACAAAGCAGTAGGAGGAGTGAAGAACTCCGCACACGTGGCAGGTTATGCAGCGGACTTGCAGCCCGTCAACGGCAAGCAGGCAGAGTTTGAAAAATTCTTTGCAACGGTATTCTCACGCATGGGGTACGGCTTTGACCAAATCATCATTGAGAAGTCGAAGACTGCCCGATGGGTACACGTGGGTTACAAACGTCCTGAAGACGGGAAACAAAGACATCAGTGTTTTTCATTAAAGGTTTAAGGAGTATAAAGACTATGGACGAAAAAGATTATGAAAAGAGCATAAGGGTATTTGTTATATCCCTTATATCGGTGGTAGCATTGCTTGTTATTGCTGCACTTATCCTCTGTGGGTGTTCGCATAAGGTGTACGTACCTGTGCAGTCTATTCACACAGATACGGTGTACATGGCAAAAAAGGATAGTGTTCACATCAAGGATAGTCTAATCTTAAGACAGATTGTAAACGTCCGTGATTCCGTTGCTATCCATGACAGTGTAGTGATTGTTAAGAATGAGCAGGGAGAAGTCAAGGAACGCCTTATAGTTCGTTATCGTGACCGATGGCATGCAACTATGGATAACTTATCACTTCAACGACAGATAGACCGCTATAGGGCAAGTAATGATAGCCTAAGGGCAATTAAAAGAGATTACATTGAAGTGCCCAAGGTTATAGAACGTGAACTCACCCGATGGCAGAAGATAAAGATGGATGTTGGAGGATGGGCAATAGGTGCGCTTTCTGCTACATTCTTAGCCGTTATTGCGTACATTGTAGTGTGGCTGCTTAAAAAGTACAGAAAGATATAATGTCAGAATTAAATTGTTCCCGTTTTCTACACTACGGCAATAGTGATGTTAAGGAGTAGTGCCCCATCCAAATTTGGATTGGGGTTCATTATCACGAAGTTACACCGATTTTGCAACGTTGCAAAGGCGATTGACAATACACGAAAAGGCATATTATAAAATTATCCCTATAAGGCTTGCAACTTTCACGATAATTTGCTAACTTTGTAGGAGATAAACGAGAAGCAGAACTCTTTAATACTTAATTGGATTTGATTTAGGTTTTTAGTTATTATTTGGTAATTGATTATTTTTAGGAGCAAACCCCTACCATCCGAGAGGACAGTGGGGGTTTTTATTATGTCTATAAACGCAAAAAGGGAGCACCTATATGACACTCCCTTTCATTTCCTGATACTTGGTAACAACGATGTCAAGTGGAACATTCATAAGATTGTTTGACCGTGCAAAGTGCATAAGGTCGTAAAAGTCTTGTTTGCTCATGCTATTTTGTTTTTAGTTAAACCTAATTCCTTTGCGAACTCACGAAGTTTTGTCAGTCCACAACCGATAGTGTCAGCGAGTTCTTTGTTTGTTTTCGTCTGATAGTTTTCTTTCAGGAACTTGCGCTGATTGTCTGTTAAGATAATCTTCTTATGTTCCTCCTTATCAAGTTTCAGGAAGGCTTTATCCGCTTCGAGTGCTTCACGTGGGTTCAGTGCAAGTGCAGCTTCACCGCTTTCGTATATTCCTTGTTCTGATACGAGTTTTGTTTCGATGATGTCGAAAGCCATTTTGCAGTTATTATCCTCATTGAGGTTGATTCCCGCACAGTCTTTGCATATCGATTCCTCCACCTCTCTCCATGCAGAACGTACACCTGTAAGGCGTGCAGGTTGATATGTCAGTGCAATATTGACGGGTGGGCATGGCGGACAGTTCTCTATGAACTTATCAAATAACTCAACGGAATAATTAAGAAGTTCATAAACAAGTATGATACGAGCCTTAAAGCCACTATCCTCTATCCTTTTTCTGTCAAGTACTCGTTTGATGGACTGATGAAGGATGAATACATGTGGCTCTAAGCGTGTATTAACGCTATCGAGATAATCCATGTACAGTTGTCGTTTATCACGATCTGCATTCCTCATATCATCCATGTTACGTTTCTCAAAGTCCTCATACCGAGAGATAGCTTCTTTACATGCTTTCTTAACTCTCTGTCTGTAAAGTCCTGCCTGCTTTATCTCGTCTATAGCGTCAAGCATATTTGAGTGTGCGACATCGTTTGTACCGCCGATGATGGTATGAAACAGTGCTGATACATGTGTATACGTTTCACGGCTTTTGTCGCTTATCCCGATAGCCTTGCTGAACTCCTTTGCAGTAAGGACATGTGAACTGAACTTATTCATTGCGATATGCCCCTCCATGCTCTATACGTCCTGCCGCTTCTGTTCCAAATACTTGCCATAGACCGCTTTCAAACTGACATATATGGTCGCCAAGGCGTGCTATCGTGCGTCCTTTGGTGTGGCTCTTTCCAAGTATTGCAGCAGGCTTTCCGTCTGCATCTTTCGTTACTGACATTACACATGGCAGATTGTATATTTTATCCATGTTCTTCCCATCAAGAAGAATATCTAAAACTACTCTCATTTATAAAAGTTGAATTAAGTAAACAAACAGTATTAATAATAGAAATGCCATTATCATGGCAAAAGGAATCATGAGCGGTGCCGCCACGATGTACCATGGAATATTAATAATTCCCATAAGGCTCAATGTGGTAAGCACGACATGAAACACGATAAGGATAAAAAGTGCTTTACCCATGAGTATTTCTCCTATTGGGAGCCGATACGCTATACTGTTCGTATAGTTCCCTTTTTCGTTCCTCGTAATTAACACCGTAATACTCTGCGTCAAGTTGAGCATATTTACGTAGAAGTGCTCTCATGCATCGTGGAAAGAAGCGTGCATTTGTGTTTATTATCCTTGCATTAAGGACACGGCTTTTTATCTTATATTCATTCTCCGTCATTTTCTCCTCTTTTGATTAATAATATTGGAATACTGATTATCCACAAAGCGGAAGCTACAACCGCTTTGGAAAACTGTTCATGACTTGCTATGCCCTCATTTTCCACGATACAACGAAGTATCAAGGGAAAGGAGCAACACGCCATGAAAGCGTAAAAAA